AAGCTGCTCCTATAATTGCTACAGTGAATAATATATTAGTACTTGCTTTTGCAGGTTCTTTAGTTTGTATATCTAAAACTTCTGCAGGAGCTATAATATTAGGAACTACGGGAACTGTTACAGTTTGAGGAACTACATAAGCAAAATCTTTATAAGCATTCTTTATATATTCAGCTTCCTCTTTAAATCCACCTCTTTCTATTTTATTAACTATCTCATCTATAGTAACATCTCTCCAACCAGTACCTTGAACGGTCACTGGATGACCTGATTTAACTAATTTTTCTATTCCTTTAGATTTTATGTAAGAAACAATATTTAGAGCTTCATTTTCTACAGAATCACCATCATTTAATACATAACCTCTAACACTTGAACCATCCCACTGACCATTATTTCTATCCTGCTCATCCCATCCTTGCCAATCGTTTGGATTAGGTTTATTTTTAAATAAACTAGTTATAAATTCAACTTGTTTAAATAAAGCTGATCCACAAGCTATTACATTAACTCCACCAGAAGCAGCACATAAACTTGCTGCTGCTGCTAGTTGTAAGGCTTTATCCTTTTGCTCCTGATCTAATATTTCACCTATAGAATAATTATACATTATTTCTTTTTATTAGTTATAGCATACAAAGCAGCAGCACCTAAAGCTAAAATAACCCAAATATTCATTCCTGCCGTTGCAGAAGCTAAATCTTTTTTATTATCTAAATCTGAAAGTTTCAATCCACCACCTGTAGGTAATTTATTTGGGGGAGTTGGTAAAATAAAAGGTTTTCCAGCTGTACTATATGCTAAATATGCATTCTTAATATCTACAGCTTCCTGACCATATCCACCCCTAGACAATTTATTTGCAATTTCATCAATAGTAACATCTCTCCATCCTAAATTTTGAACGGTTACTGGATGACCTGATTTTACTAATTTTTCTATTCCTTTAGATTTTATATAAGAAACAATATTTAGAGCTTCATTTTGAACACTATCTCCATCATTTAAAACATAACCTCTAACACTAGATCCATCCCACTGACCATTTGCTCTATCCTGCTCATCCCATCCTTGCCAATCGTTTGCATTTGGTTTAGAAGAAAACAAACTAGAAATAACTTTTATCATTTCTGCGATAGTCTTTGCATCTACCTTGGAACTATCTGAGGAAGTGCCATCTCCAGAACCTGTACTTGATGAACTATCTGATAAGTCTGCTCCAATTCCTGAAAGTGATACTAATGCCATTTTAATATTTTTATCTTTATAAATACTTGGTTGCTTTTTTTCATTAAAGTTTGGTAGAACAGCATCAATCCAAAGTTCATTTTGTGATTTTGGATTAATAACCGTAAATACGTGTTCTAAATTATCTGAAAAATGATTATAACCTGCAAACCTATAAGCTAAATTACAATTTATTAAACCTTTTCTTCTTAAACTGTCTGCTATACCCATTGAAAACAAACTATAAGTTTTACAGTCAGCAGGTATTCCGCTTATAATACTAGCAGGAGAGCGTAAAGTTTGCAAATTGTCGGATTCGATCCTGTATGGTACATTCTCTTTTAAAAATTCCCAAATATTATAACAAGTATCTTCTAAATTTTCACCCAAAAAAAATGGAGAGATCTTATCATACTGGCTTTTATACTGTTCGTGCGTGTTTAAAATGCCGTTTATAATATCTCCTACATTTTGATTTTTCATGATAATTTTTTGATTATTCATGAATGGGGGTAGTTTTTGAAGAAGAATATTTTTACTAATCATTAAACATTAACATTAAATGAGTAAGGAATAGGAACACCGTCTACAGTAGCAAAACCTGATAGATTAAATTCTTGTTGTTTATTATAAAAAAAGTCTGTAACGCTATTTATTACTTTAAAACTATCTAATCTAACATCTAAAGGAATTAAAATAAAGCTATTAGGATCTATTTTATAAATTCCGTTAATTGATAGTTTAGCTATCTTATTTTTTGAACTATCTACTATTACACCATCCAATTCGGTTACAAATGCTTCAAGATCTGTTGGATTTTTAACTATTAGGTTAACTCTAAAATTAGGATTCAATAAACCACCATCAATATCTACACTACCTATCTTAATTTCTATATTCTGAAGAATAACATATTTTTTCCATGCCCACCAGGCTGCAAATCCTAAAATTGCGAGGGTTAACATGATTTTGCTATTCATTATGTCAAATTTAATTCAATTTTTTGCAATCTGTGTTAATTTTTTGTTAAACAGGGTATATTGGTTTAAAACTCTGGGTTAAAAGGGGTATCTTCGGGCATACCTTTGGGATGACCGAAGAACTCCTAAATATACCCCTGTTTACTTTTATACCAACCTTTATTTTAACCCAATTAAAGATTCTTTTTTCACCTTTAGAATAACCTTTAAGTATAGACATAAAAAAACCATCATTTAGATGGCTTTTTCATTTTAGACTAAATCTATTTAATCAATCTTTAGCTGCTCAACAAAGGCTTTAGTTTTTTTGTCATATACATTTATAACCTTTGCCCCTTTAGTGGCTGCAAATGCCTTAAAATTGGCTAAGTTTGTGATATTGTGGTACTTAGTTGGTCTGCGGTTAATTTCTTCTGAAAAAAAAATAATACAGTTGTAGTAATTCATAAGTTTTATATATCTTTGAAGTGAAAGAAGAACCTTCTATAATAAAGGGGTTTATTAGATTAGGAGCAGCAATTTTATTGCTGCTTTTTTTGTTTTAATTAGTACAAGAACAATTAAAAGATGGTGTTAAATTAAATAGATCTAATTGTTTAGTATATGGCAATTTTGATAAATATAGCATTTTTGAATAGCTATAATTTTTTATATAAGTTGCATTAATTAGATTTTCATCTTTAATCCATTTATCTGCTAGTTCTGGATAATCTCTTAGAATTGATATAATGTTATTTTTACCTTTTAAAAAACATAAATCACAATTACTTAAAATTGATGGTATTTCTAGATTATATTTTTTATTATTCCAAAAATTTAAAATATCTATTTTACTAATTTTTTCTTCATTTAATGGGAATAATGTTTTAACTTTTTTCCAATGTTCTTTATAATTATTAATTCTATTTTGTTCATCATGTCTAAATCCTATAATATTATTATAACTATTTAAATTTATACTTCTTAAATATCTTCTGGCTGTTTTTATTTTTAGTTCTATTGTACAAAATCGCATCATTATATTAGGAAGCATTTTTTTATTTTTTATTAAATTTTCAAAACCACCATTGTATTTTAATTTTATAATTGGTATTTTTTCAATATTTTCAAAATCGTCTATAAATTTATATGTATTAATATGTTCTCTTCCAGTATCGGTAAAAATAACTAAATCATGTTTTTTATAATATTTTAAGACCATGTATGCACTAGTTCTACCACCTGAAAAATTAAAAACATTTATCATTTTTATTGTTTTTTTGTTCTATAATGCCATAAATTCTACCAATGCAGAAAAATATAGCACCCGTAATAATTAAATCTGGACTCATAAACGATTTCTTAATAAATTATTACTCCATAAATTTTTACATAACCAACGAAAATGAGGATTATTATAAAATTCATCATCAGTAACAAAGCTTTCAAAATCATTATCATTCATCCATTTTTCTTTTTTAAAATGATATCCTTTAAATCCAATATTTATTAAAAATCTTGTATAATTATAACCTATGGTAAATTCTTTAAAAGTTTCATTTTCTAACCATAAATTAATTCTTCTTTGTGCTTCTTCTGTAATTTCTACATACCTTTCTGTTGTCATTTTGTTTAGTTTTTGATTTTATATAATTCGTTTTCTTTAAATATCCATCTTTTCTCAATCCATTCTTTAACTATTCTTTTACTAGCTGAGACTCCTTTACCTGTTAGCTCCTGTAAATCATTAATTAACTCTTTATAAGATTTAGCAGCAAATAATGCCCTATGTAATAAATCTTTTTCTGATAGTTCTGTTTTCTTTTGTTTGGTTTCTTTAGTTTCTTTGCCATAAATACTAACTTGTTGCCATTCACCGCCATTATTCATTAATGTAATAGGTTCAAAATCATCTGAGGATCTTAGAAATCTAGATGACATTGTAAAAGTTTGTTTTTCTTTATCCTTTACAATTTCAATAGTGCTTTGAGCATATCTATCTGTATTGCTTCCTAGATGTCCTAAAGTAGTTCCAGCCTGTCCTTTTCCTTGATGCAATACCCCTATTATACAGCAATCGTAAACCTTAGTTAATCGTTTAAACCAGTTTATTAATTTTCTACTTTCTATAGGATCATTATAATCAAAGATTAAATCTAATAAACCATCCAAAATAACTATAGGAGCATTACTAGTAATTAAATAATGCTCCACCATAGCTAAAATAGCTTTTGGTTCATCCTCTCTAACTGTAAATAAAGAACACCATTCAGGAATACCATTTATACCAGCAAACTTTTTAATTCTTTCCACCTGGCGATAAAAATCATAGTCTGAGCTTTCAGTATCAAAATATGCTATCTTTCTTCTTTCTGGGGGTAAATTTAATTTCATTCCCCATAGATCCGATGGAGTAAATACAGTAGATATTAAAGCGGATAAAAAAGTACTTTTACCCGCTTTTGGTAATCCTGTTAGTATTTGAAAGTTCTGAGTAGTAGCAATAGTTTTATTTTGAATAGTCCAAAGTATTTGGTCTTGACTTGGTTTATATTCTGAATTGTATTTTCTTGCATCTAAAAGAACATCTAAGGGGTTTATAGTTTCTTCCATTTACATATTTTGAAGCAATCCACATAAATAACCAGCAATTAATAAAGCTATAATAGCCTGTATAGTTTCTTTTTTCACTTTAGAAGTATTAATTGTTCATTAATCTGAAATTCTAAATCATTTACCGCTGCTTCCAACAATAATACAATTTCATACGATAAATTTAAATTTATCATTGACTGATCTAATGATACAAAAGTTCCTTCTTTGCCGTAAAAGAAAAAAGTAGGATTTTTAAAGGGAGCTAAAGCGAAAATATCATACAATCGCTTTTTTTGTGCTTGTAGTGCTTGAATTTTGCCCAATATTTGGGCATCTTGATTTTGATTCATGTTTAAAGGGGTTTAGAAAGTAAATCTATACAGTATTTTTTAATTACCAAATTTATTTTTATATACACATAAAAAAACCCACTAAAATTAATTAGTGGGTAATTACCATATACATCAAAACTAACCTACTTAACAAATAATTCTGCTTCCGCTGCTCTACGTTTAGTTAATCCAGCCATAACAGTCAATATTCCATTAATTTTTGCTTTATTCCAGTACTGAAATTGATTAGCTACTATTTTTTTATCTGCTCCAGCATTTAACAATTTAAGTAAAGTACTAGATTTTAAGTTACCTATGCCTAGATTATAGGTAAAGCTTGTTAAACTGTCAAGCTGATTTTGATTAATAGGAACTTTTACTACTTTTTTAATATCTAATACTACTGATGACATTTCCTTTCTTAACCATTCTATAGCCTTTGCTTCTGTAATAACATCTCCTTTTTTGACAGGTCTTTTTTCATCATAGTTATAAATAGATCCATATCCTATAGTCCATTTACCTGTACCATCATCATAAGCATTTAAATACTTACCCTCAAAACCTTTAATTAAATTTTCTGCTGCTGAACTTGTCATTGGAAGTAATATTAAAAATAATGCTATTGCTCCTATTACTAAATAGGTTTTAGTTTGCTTTTTCATTTTAATGGTTTAAGCCATTACTAGCATCTTTGGCAAATATTAGACCAATACCAGATATAATTCCAGTTACTCCGCCTGTAGTATCTCCTTTAAATATCAAAGCTATTCCAGTAATAATAGCACCAAAACCTGCCAAACTAGTTTTCCAGTTTTTCATTTTACTTTATTTTAGATTTTATATAATAATATCTAATGGCACTTAATCCTGATCCTATAGCTACTAATCCAGATAATAAACTAATTACCTGTTGGATCTGTATTATAGATATACCAGCACTTATCCACGATAATATTAATAAGTTAAAATTATCTTTATCGTTTTCCATTAATCTTGATTAATACTAGATTCAATTACTTTGTAAGCATTAGCTGCAACCATAGAGCTTTCAAGATTTTGAAATAATCCTGCTTTAGAAGCTGCGTCTAATATTTCTTTTATAATTTGTAGAGCTTGTTTAGTTTCCATTATTTTAGTCTTGATAGTTACCTGTAATAATTAAACCTAATTCTTTAGCTGCCCAATTATATGCAGCATCATTGCTAAACCAATCTGTAGTATAATCTGGTTCATTCATATTTAGATATCCTTGAACTAATAAAGTAAAATCATCACTATACAATGTGTAAATAAATGATGCTTTATCTATTAAATTATCAAAATCACATTGTAATTTAAAAATAGTAGCAAATATTTCTTTTCCGTTTACCCAAATTCTTTGGGGTGGGTTTATGACTTTCATTTTTTTATATGTTTGAAGCTAGTAAATAATATGTAACACCTCCAATAGATATTTGTACTTTATGCGTAGAAGCTACAGCTATACCTGCTGTTACTGGATTAGTTATTGATATTGCACCAGAAAAATCACCAGTAGAACATAACAAACCAGCCCTTCCTCCATCATTGTATCCGCTTCCTCTAACTGCTAATCTTAAAAAGTTGTCAACATATCCTTGTAAAACAACTCCTGCTCCATCTGCAAGTATATTCAATCTTTGACCAGTTACACTTAAACCGCTTGTAATATCTCCACTTGCAACAAATGCAAGAGCATCAACCCTACCGTTATTTAAAATTTTTAATCTACTTACCCCATTTAATACATCAAATATTTCAAAATCATTAGATCCAGCGTTATAATTATTTCTAACATTCCATTTACCTACTCCTGCACTTTGTAACTGTAAAGCTGCATTAGTTACTCCTGTACCATTAAAAGTAGCTTGAATACCAGAAGCTGAATGAATATCTAATCTATTTGAAGATGGTATAGTAGTACCTATTCCTATTCCATTAGCTGTTACAGATATACCTGTATTGCTTGTATTACCATTTGTGGTAACAGTTTGTAACGTTCCTGTAGTACCTGCTCCCTGATCTGCAACTTGTACCCATGCAGAACCTGTATCTCTGTATATTCCTGTAGATGGTGAATCTGAATCTATAAATATTCTACCTGGAAAACCAAAAGTAGGTCTAGTTGCTAGACTACTAGCGTAAAAGGCTGGAGTAGTTCTTTGATTTAAAACTTCATATTTAACTTCTATGCCTGCCATTATTCAATATTTAAATATCTTTTTCTAATTACTACACAATTGTTTCCAGTTGTGCTAGTTCCGAAATTGACAAAGAATTTTTGATTAGTTAGTTCTCCTGCATTACCTGTAATAGTCAAACTTTGATTTTGTTGCAATGGAACATTTTCAATAGTTACTACAGGTAAACCGTAATTTATAAAAGTAATAGTATTACAGTCACTATTTACATACTGTGAAAGATCTACAGTATAAAAGTCTGTAGCAAATCTTAATATTTCAAATGCAATGTTTGCCATTTTATAAAGTTTGTGGTATTACAAATTTAATGTTATAAACAGGCTTTTGATCATCTGGAACAGATTTAAATGCAACCTGCTCTGCTGGACTTAATAAAGTAGATTGATTCAAAATAACAGGAGTACTATTTTGTACTATTGTACTTTTTTTCTTTTGGTAATAATTATATATATAATAAATTCCCAAACCTGCTAAAGCTATATAAACAATATTTAAATCTTTTTTTTTCATGTTATGGTCT